AAGGAAACAGAAGGAAGCAATTCCGGAAGATGACCAGCGGACAATCCGGATCGCCGGGGGTAACACTCCGGAAGGAAGGATCGGGGCGTACTTTTCTGGTTGATAACTGTAAGGAAGGCATCAGGGAAGGAAGCCAATCAGAATAACCGTAGCCTGGCGCAGCAGGAGACTCCGGTTGAATGCAGCGAAATGGGCTTAATTCCACCCAACCGATGCGTAAAACCCTTGCTATGCAACTTCTGATGTATGTACGCTCGGTTAAGGATCCTTCGAAGCGCGATATTTACGCGAAGATGCGCCAATTGATCCCGACTAAGGAGTTACAAATGTACTCCCCAGTCGAGCTCACGCATGTAGTCAATTTTTTCCGCTTCACAGCCAAGCTCCCGCCTTCCAACACCTACGACGCGATTTTGGGCATGAACATTCTGTCGTCTACACTCCTGCCCATCAAATCACGTATCGTCAAAGTCTGGGAAAGAATCACTGGCGCCTCACGCTTTCAACAACTGATGAAGGTGCTGCAGTGGGAAACGGTCCCCTTCGCGTTTGAGGTGAAGGACATACAGGTGAATTGTCCCCTCAGTGATTGCCTCGCACCCCTTGACGAGCGAACTCCAGAAGAGGAAGAGGGGGAAGAGGGACCTGCTGACCCTCCACAGCCAGGCTCATCACCTAAAACGATGCCGACACAGGCAAGTGCCGGCGATTTCCAGGAGGCTCTGAACCCATGGGCAGCGTGGCTACCTGTGTTGAACGCACATGGGTTTGAAGGAAATCGGCTCCAACGTGACCCACGAGGCGAACTCATCGTGCCGGTCACCGATACTAAAACTTTGCCATCCATCCCCACTGATACCTTGCCAGCGGGACTCGCCAAGAGACTGAACTCAAATAGACGATTGCCAACTAATGTTCAAATCTTGAGCTCGAGAGCAGCACCCTATGCCTCCGACATCAAAAATGGAAGGGTTGGAGCATTCTACAGGACGCTGGCACAAGACTTTAAGGACGGTTTATCCCTTAAAGCTGAGGCAGGCGACCGCACTATTGTCGGTGTGGTTGTGCACGGTGCAGGCGGCTCAGGAAAGAGTCGCTTTCTCCAAGAGTGGTGTTCTGAATTGAGTCGGGACGACAATACGGTTACAATTGTTCTCCCCACTAATGAGCTACGCTCTGACTGGACCAGGAAGGTGCCTTCGCTAGATCACCGAAGATTTAAAACCTTTGAGAAGGCACTAGCACAAAACGCGGGCCAAGTCGTCATCTTCGACGATTATGGGAAACTTCCTGCTGGCTATATAGAGACTTACCTGTTTGCGCACTCGAATGTGCAGCTTATTGTCCTTACAGGTGATCCCCGCCAGACTGTGCACCATGAGCCTAATTCGCAAGCCGCCTCATCAATGACCCTCCCCGGGATTGACTACTTCGATCAATACTCCCGGTTTTACATAAACGCCACTCACAGGAACCGCAAGGATGTGGCGAACGCGCTGGGGGTCTATTCTGAACTGGAAGCGCGCACACCCATTGAAGTCAAAACGAATATAGCTTCTGGGTCACCAGTGCTCTGCCCGACAACCATAAAACAACAAGCTTTGTTAGATATGGGCCATCGGGCAATGACTTATTCTTCTTGTCAGGGGCTCACAGCTGGCCATGTTCAAATATTAATTGATTCAAACACGCCCCTATGCTGTGAGAGGACCCTTTACACTGCACTTTCAAGGGCATCTGAAGCAATTACCTTTGTGAACGCTTCAGCCACTGAACGTGACTTCACAAACAAGTTAGCAGTCACGCCATACCTTAAGACATTCATAGAATTTGTGCGTGACGATCTACTTGTTCCCGCTGACGAGAAACCACAGGAACCAGTCGTGGTTGAAGCTGCCCCCACCACGCACTTTCCTGTGGAAAATGCCAAACTTACGCTTGGTGAGATCGTAGAAGAACTTCCAGAAAAACACCAACGTGAGTTATTCAGCAGTGACACGGGCCACTCCAACTGCGTTCAGACTGATGACGCAGTCGTCCAACTTTTCGCGCATCAGCAAGCGAAAGACGAAACTCTGCTCTGGGAAACCATTCGGGTGCGATTGTCAATTTCAACGCCCGAGCAGAATCTCAAGGAGTTGTCACTTAAAAAAGATATTGGTGATCTGTTATTCTTCAACTACAGAGTTGCTATGAAACTTCCAGCTGAACGGATCCCCTTTGACCAGGCCCTTTGGAATTCCTGCAGAGCTGAGGTGGAACACACATTCTTGAGCAAACCTGTGGCTATGCTCATCAATTCCCAGCTCCGCCAGAGCCCAGACTTCCCTCACGAGAAAATAGCACTCTTTCTCAAGTCGCAGTGGGTGAAGAAAGTTGAAAAACTGGGCTGCCTCAAAATTAAAGCCGGCCAAACCATTGCCGCCTTCATGCAAGAAACGGTGATGCTTTACGGCACGATGGCCCGCTACATGAGGCGAATGCGACAGGTGTACCAACCACCCAATATTCTGATAAGCTGTGAACAAACGCCCGATGACTTGAATGAGTTCGTGACACAGCGCTGGAAATTCAATCGTCATAGTCACGAAAATGACTTCACAGCTTTCGACCAGTCGCAGGACGGGGCTATGCTACAATTTGAACTCCTTAAAGCCAAGCACCACTCCATCCCTGAGGACATTATTGAAGGGTACACCCACCTTAAACTCAATGCGTCTACTTTCCTGGGGACTCTCGCCATTATGCGTCTTACTGGTGAGGGTCCAACATTTGACGCTAACACTGAGTGCTCAATTGCGTACCATCACACGAGATTTCATGTCCCATCAGACGTGAACCAAATGTACGCAGGCGACGACATGGTTCAGGACGCCCCTGCTATTGAAAAAGCGTCGTTCGCCATGATCCGCAATCGGCTGAGCCTGACCTCTAAGACGGTGCTCAGAGAACAGAAACCTGGGGATTACGCGTCCTTTTGCGGATGGAGACTAACCCCCATTGGACTCATTAAGGATCCACTTAAACTGCACGCGGGACTCCTTTTGGCATCCAAAACTGCTCGCTACAAAGAAACAGCTGTGGCATACGCCCTGGATTTGAGCTACGC